GGCGAGCCGGTGACGTAGGCGCTCCCGCCCTGGTAGCCGGGGCGCCCGATCACGATGGGGTACGGCACGTCAAGCCACTCGTCTCCCAGGCTTCCAACGGCATCGCCAGGCCACGTCGCAGCGCCCGTCGACAGCGCCGCCGCGCTCGTAAGCGTCTCGTCGAACGCAAGGCGCTCCTCGAGGGACGTGCTCACGGCCTCGCCGTCGTCGCCGTACTCGGGATCCGTGAGTCCGCCGACGAGGACCACGCGCCGGGCCTCGTAGGTGGTGCCTTCGACCCACCGCGCGAGCTCGCCGCGGCCCGCGCTGAGGTCGTCGCCGCGGGCTACCAGCTCGGCGATGCTCACCCCCGGCGGGGGCAAGAACTCCAGCGCCACCGAGAGCTGCCCTACCGAGTCACCGAACAGGGAGATGCCCTCGCTCGTCTCGATGTCGTCGAGGCCCGCCGAGTAGTGGTAGACCTCGCCCGCGTCGGTGACGACATCCACCTCATCGTCCGCGATTCGCATCAGGACACCGCCCACCTCGACGGTGAGAAGCCAGTGGACGCGACGCCCGGTGAGCTGCGACGGGTAGAGGATCACGCGCGGCTCCGGTGTCCAGTGGTGCCCGTCTTCGTTCGCCCCGAGATCTCACGCGAGAGCCGGCCGCCCTCCTGGATGGTGCGCGCCACCGACTGATCGAGGACCTTGTGGCCGAGTCTCACTTGGAGGATGGACACACCGCCCCCGGCAGTCGCGCCTACCTGGCGCTGGAGCTCGGCGGGGGTGCGGGCGGCGGCGAAGAAGTCGCCCGAGGCGAGGCTCACGCTCCCGCGTTGGTCCATCTGCTGGACGCCGGGAGTGTCGTTGAACGAGGGCGGCGGCGACGAGGCGATAGCCGCCAGCGATGCGGCACCACTGATGCCCGCGGCGGCCATCGCGACAAAGTTGGCCGGGGGGATGAGCGTGTTAGCCGAGGAGATCGCAAGGGCCGTGTTGACGACGGCCTGCGCGACGGCCGCGGCCTTTGAGGCCACAAACGACGCCATCGCGGCTTCCTTGTTCGTCTTACTTTGGTCCTCGGCCGCCTGCGCGAACGCGTCCGACGTGGCGCCTAAGAGGTCCGAGGTCGCTGAAAGCGTCTGCTCATTCTTCGCCCGTTGCTCTGCGACGACACGGCGCACTTCCGCGATCTCGGCGTCCGCCACGGCGCGGGCCGTTGCGATCTGTTCGGCGGCCATCTTGCTGTTGATGGCCTGTTGCTCGATGAGGTTGTCGTTGTGCTCCTGGCGTAGCGCCGCTTGTCGATCAGACTCCTCGGCCGCGAGCTTCTGCCGCAGGTCGGCCACTTGCTGATCAATCGAAAGCGTGGCCTCTGCCGCCTGGACATGAGCGGACGCCGTCTCCTTCGCCGCCCGCTGTTTGGCGTACTCGGAACGGATGGCGAACTCACGCGAGAGCTGGGTGGCCTCGATCGACTTGTCGAGCGCCTTGAGTTCGGCCTCGGCGGTGTTGATCCGTGACCGATCCGAGCCCGCGCCGGCTGCATCGCGCGCCGCCTTGGCCTCTTGCACCTTCGCGACAGCCAACGCCCGAGCCGCCGCAGCGCCCTCGTTGACCGCCTCGGTTGCCTTTCGGATTGCGATCTCTTCCCCGTTGGCCGCATCGGTCGCAATCGCGACGGCGTCGGCGGCATCTTGCCGCGTAGCAACCCACCTCGAGGTCGCATCCGCTTGAGCGGTGGCCGCATCCGCCGCCGCCGCTTGCTTCTGTTCGGCCTCGTCGACCTGTGCCGAAAAGTACGCATAGGCCGCGCCGGCTGCCATGACCGCGACCGCGACGGGGCCGAGGACCGCCAGTGTCGAGGACATCGACACCCCGAGGCCCTTCGTAGCGACGGAGGCAACCTCGGCAGTATCGGCGACATCGGCCACGCCACGCGCCACGCCACCCAGGCCGGGGACGAGCATGTCAAGGATGCCCGCAAGCTTGCCGGCGTTCGAGCCTACCGCGCCCGCCTTGTCGCCGAACCGTGATGCAGACTCGGCGGCGGTGTCGAGCGCCTCTGACGCCGCGCGCCCGGCCGTCTTTGCACTTTCGGCCGCCGCCTTCGAGGCCTTGGTTGCCGCCACGCTGGCGCGCTCCGAGGCCTTGATCGACTTGTTCAGCTCGGCCGCCATCTTGGTGGCTGCGTCGGCACCGATGCCGGGGATCTCGGCAAGCTGCCGACGAAGCGCGGAGAGGTCGGCGGCTACGGTGAGATCGACGGTTGCCATACTCCCTCCTATCCTTTTCGCAGTCTATCGCCGGCCCGCTGCATCGCGGCGTCGAGGTCATCCGCCCGTGCAAGGATGAGCTTCGTTCCTTCCTTTCGGCCAAGCTCGTTCCAGAGGTTTTTTCCGTCCGACGCCAGCGGGTTGCGGACCTCGCGAGACAGTTGGACGGGTTGCCCCGTGTCGTCTACCCGACGCGCCACGATGCCCTCGGGGAGTCGCCCGTTCTTGCGGAAGAACGACATGATCTCGGCGTACTCCGACGAAAGAACCTTCTTCTTTCGCATCGACAGCGGGCCGGGGCGGTGGACAAGGTACGTCCGCTTGTCCGTGTCGGTTGCCGAACCGACGACGGCCTCGAGCTTGTCGCCGGTGCCGCGCCGTAGTTCGGTCTTCAGCTTGCCCGTAGTCCCCGTGCGCCGGCGCACCTGGGTATACCACTTGCCCTCGGCGTTGACCTCGGCGTCATCCGCGATGTCGACGAGGACGCGGCCAACCTCGGCGACTGCGAGCGCGACAAGCTCGTCCAACGTGCGCTCGAGCTTGCGCGTGTCGACCGTGGCGGTGATGCTCACTTGAGCCCCCAGAAGGCAAGCGCCTCCGGGGCTCCGTCCGCTTTGGACTTGCCCCGCTTAGGCGCGGACGCGGGCGTGTGCTTCGCCCGCCACCAGCCCAATACGCGCTCTTGCACCTCGACATCCCACGCGTAGAACGCGTCAGGCTCACCGCAATAGGTAAGCCCGATCTCCATCGCTACGGCGTCGAGCCCGCCGTCGGCGCCCCGGTAAAATCCGCGGCGGCGACCACCCCGGCCTCCGTCGGCGTCGAGGACGTGAGCAGCTCAACCGCCACCCCAGCCGCCGCCCAGATCTCGGTCTCGGGGATCCCAAGCGCGTGGAGCTCGTCCACCACAGCCGCGCCGTAGGAGCACGCGTCGTGCTGGTGTGCCTTGAGCGAAGCCTTGAGCGGCTTGCCGCCCCAGCACGCGCCGAGGGCGGCGCCGAGGCCGAGGAGCGGCGACTGCGACAGCGCCACCGACACCACGCGCGCCAACGCGAACGAGGGCGGGGTACGGAGCGTGACCGAGTGCGGCCCGAGCTGGACGGTGCGGGACTGCATCAGGTCGCCGTGATGGTGCCGTAGACGATGCCCGACACGCTGAACGAGTTGGGATCGCCCTCGGCGATCGACATCGTGACTCGGCAGTCGTTCAAGACCATGGTGTGGTCGGTGGTGTCGCCGAAGTTGGTCCCCTCACAGGCCCAGGTGAGCTTGTAGGTCATCGCGTCGGCATTGGCGCCGAGCGTGGACACAGCCGACGCCCACGCGCCCGTCTTGCGGACGAGGTCGTAGAGCAGCTTATCGGTTGCGTCGGACAGGTCCGTCATGTGCGCCGTGAAGCTGAACGACGGGAAGACGCGGTTGGTCTTGCGCAGAGTCGCGAACTCGCCGCGATCCAGGTAGGCCGTCGTCTCAACGAGGCCCTCGCTGAGGTTGTCGATCGAGAAGTCACCCGCCTCGTAGACAATCGGCAGGCTGAGCGGCGTGCCGGTGTTGTCGGTGAAAGTCAGCGTACCATCGCGGAAGTTCTTGATCACGGTGGATTGAGCCATGCTTCACCTATTGGAGCGGGAGAGTGTGAACGATGCGGAATGACACCACGCCGATAACCCACTCGCCGGTGTCGGTAGCGGCTTGCGACGTCTCGAGGAGTTGTACCTTGTACGAACTGGGCCAAGTGGCGTCGTAGACCATGAGCACGTTGATCACGGCTTGCGCCCCGTCGAGCGAGTCGTCGTAGGACGTGCTCATGTCCTTCGGGATCATGCGCCACGAGTAGCGCACCTCGAGGTCCGTCTCTGCCAGGGTGCCCTCGGCGGGCTTGCCCCGGTACAGCCGAAGGTCTTTCGTGGTCACCGGATGCACCACGAAGGCCTTGTGCGCGATGCTGTCGGCATCCCGCCCGAACGACTCCGGCGCCACGCGCGACTCGCGCCAGCCCGACAACGTCAGGATCCGCGTCGTCACGTCCTCGCGGAGTTGGCGGACGGTCTTAGCTGCCAAAGCGGACCCCGGAGTGGCCGCGGGCGTTGGTCCAGATCTGCGACGATGCGCTCTTCTTCTTCGTCGGATCGGGGCGGTTGCTGTCGTCCTCGTCGTAGGTGAACTTCAGTTGCCCGTACGCCTGTTCGTAGCTCGTCAGGTAGTGCGCCGCGAGAGCTTGCCACCGCCCGCCGTCGCCGGCCGACGTGCTGTAGTCGATGAAGACCAGGTGGAGCGCGAGCATCAGATGGGCGTCGCGGAGCGCGCTCGGCTGGATGACGAGGTACGGCCGCCTACCCGCGCCGATGAGGCGGGTACAGATCGAGAAGAAGGCCTCGTCGATGTAGGGCTGGTACGACGTGGCGGCCCCGAGGAGCGCGGGGAGGTCGCTGTGCCGCTGGGTGAGATCGTCCTGGGAGATCACCGGGTACAGCGTGCGACGGCAGAGCGCCGCGTCCTGGCGGAAGGTGTGCGTGACGCCGTCGGGCATCAGTAGCGTCCACTCGATCAGCCACCCCTCCCCGAGCGCCTCGGCCGTCGTCGTCAGGCCGGAGAGGCTGGACGTAGCGATGCTCGCGACGGTCACCGCCTGCGCGGCGACGAGCGCCGTCCCGTCAGGCCGGTAGATCGAGACGGTGCCGCTCGTCGGAGTCGCCGTCGCGCCGGCCCTCGAGGTGGGGCAGGTGATCGTCTGCGTACGGCCGCGCTCGATCGTCTCGGTGGACCGGAAGCGGGCAGTATAGACCGTCTCAGCGAGCGACATCCCCGGCCTCCCTTAGCGTCCCTTGTCGGTTTGCTTCTGATCGGCGCGGCGTGCCGTGTCCTCGGCGATCTTGCGCGCCTTGTCGCCGGCCATGCCCGAGTCGCGGAGCTGCCTCTGCATCCGCTCCATCGCCTCGCGGTAGCCGGCGCGCTCACTCACGCGCGACCCCGGCGGGGCTTGGGCGCGGGAGCGGGGGTAGCCTCGGGGTCGACGGCGGTTGGCTCGTAGAGGCGCTCCATCGCGGTACGCATGGCCTCGAGCAGCGACTCCTCGAGGGCGAGGGCGTCCCGGTGATACGGCGAGCTCGGCGCCTTCTCGCGCCACTCGTCGACCTTCTTCTCTTGGCGCTCGATCTGAAGCGTGATGAAGTCGGGATCGGGGCGCTCAATGTAGCCGTCCACCACGAGACGACGGCAGAAGGCCCAGTAGCCCTCCTCGTCGCTCTGGATGCGGGTCTGCCCGGCTACCACCTTGGGGTGTTCCCACTTCGAGAGGTGAACCGTGCCGGCGACGCCGTCATAGGCGACGACGTAGCCGCCCGGCTCGGCGTCCCAGGGGATCAGCGTCCATCCCTTGCGGCGCTTGGCGACCTCGGCCGCGGCCGTGTCCCCATCCCCGCCCACGTTGGCGACACCGGGATCGGCTGCGAGGACGGACAGGTACGGGAGCCACTCGCCAGCGCGGTACGTCCACTTGGCGGGGTGGTGCATGTACCACCACGACGGCGAGGGCTCGAGGCGGACGAGCTCGCGCATCACCTGGGGCCGAGAAGCCGCGCGGCCCTCGAACGTCCCGCCGCCAATCGTGCCGAAAGTCGCCGCCATTGATGCTCCTACAGATGGAAGAGGCGCTCGCGCCCGTGCGTACTACACAGGCGCGAGCACATGAGGATCAGAGGTCGCTGAGGATGCCGACGCCGCGGAGGTCGTCGATCTCACCGACGCCGACAAACGCGGAGCCGACGATGATGGTGGAGCCGTTGCTCGCGTCGCGCTCGAACTCGACCACGATCGGCGACTGCGGGACCACCGTGGCCGAGCCCATGATGGGCGCGGCGGTGGCGGTGGCGACACCGATGGCGCCGGGGGCGATCATCATGCCGAGGTAGTCGGCACCGGCGTTCGCGGAGGCGACACCGTTGGCGCTGGCGAACAGATCAACGCCGAAGAGGTTGCCACGGTAGCCGGGGCCCTTGGCCTGGACCTGCTCCTGGGTCGTCGAGAGGTACTGACCGGGGCCAGTCTCCGAACGCAGGGAGGTGATGAGGTCGTTGATCTGCTGCGGATGCAGGATCGCCGTGAACTGGCCGTCCGCGCTGTTGAGCTGGAGCCCGAAGATCGCCGAGTAGAAGTTGGCGACCGTGAGGTCGACGCCCGTGGAGCCCACCGAAGCGGAGAACCCGGAAGCCAGGGCGCCGATCATGGCGGTGACGCGCTTGTTGTAGGCGGCGACCATGTCCGCGGCGATGTTGTCAACCGTGGTGTCGAAGGTGAGGCCGGCGCTGGTGAGCTGCGCCAGATCGGAGATCTGACGACGGAGCGCCTGACGCGCGATCGTGATGTTGACGTTGGTGGAGGTGAGCGCGGTGTTGCTCGCCGAGGCATTCTCCGCGACGGACGTCATCGCGTTTGCACCCCAGCTCACGACCGGCACCTGCACCACGGTGGATCCGGAGCCGTTCATGGAGCGGAGCTGCATGATCGACGGGTGGTTGGCGAGGGAGGCGGTGTCGGTGAGCTTGACGACGACGGCCTGGTTGAGGATCGCGGCAAGACGAGCGTTGCCGCTCAGACCAGAAAAGTAGACTTCGTTAGCCATTGTGGTGGCCTCCTGCGGAGGTTGGACGTTGGCCGCGTCTATCGCTGGTGACGGGAGTTCGAACCCGACCGCGGGAGGGCGGGTAACGCCCTCCCTCGTAATCTACCGCCACTTGCGACGGGATGTCAACCCGTGCGGATGGCCGCGAAGATGGCCTCTCGGTTTGCCTTGAACTCAGCCGGGCTCAAACGCGCGATGGCCTCCGCGCTCCAGCCCTGGGGCTCGCTCGGCGCCTGGGGGATGGTCGCCGTCGACGTGCGGGGCGAAGGCGCCAGAGAGGCCGCGGGCGTCACCGTGGGCGCGGTGGGCGCCGCGGTAGGGGTAGGAGTCGGCAGGTAGGCCCGAACCGCCTTCGGGAGCCCGTCCGTGGCCGCCAGCCACTCGGACAGAGGAGGGCGCCCCTCGGCGGCAAGCTTGGAGTAGGCGTGCTGGACGTACTCGATACCCTCGGCGTCGGTGATGCCGGCGGAGGCGATCTCGCGCTCGACCCGCAACGCTTCGCGCTCGGCCTTGCTGGCGGCCTTGACCTCGTCGACCTGCACACGCCACTTCTCGGCCGCCGCTGCCACGGGCTCCAGCTCACCCACGCGGCCCTCGAGCTCCTTGACGCGGGCGACCAATTGGCGGATGCGCGCAGACGCGGCGCCCTGGTCCTGGGTTTCGGTGGTGTTCTCTTCGCTCAAGATTACTCCGTAGGGTGGGAAGGATCGGACGCGGCAGGCTCGGCGACCGGATGGGGCTCGGCGGCGGCACTACCGGCACGCGTCGCACGGATGGAGGCGAGCTGCGCGATCGCGTCTTGCTCGGACAGAGAACCGAAGAACCGCAGCGCGTCCACCTCGGACATCAGCCCGGCCGCGAGCATCTCGAGGACGTGCTTGCGGCGGGCGTCCATCTCCTGGGGAGACAGCGGGATCTCGCGGTAGATCACCGAGTACCCGCCCTCGGGGTAGTTGGTCGGCTCGGCGTTCTTCTCCGACCATCGGTTGAACAGGATCGCCGACAGCCCAACAAGCGACTCGTCGGCGGCGCGGAACTGCATGATGTAGCGCCGCTGGGCCTGCCGCTTTCCTTCTTGCGAGAGGGAGATCGCGTAGCCCGAGCGGGCCGATCCCGACGTGCGCTGGAGCTCGGACGGCGCAAGGCCGGCATCCGTCGCCAGCCGGTGAGCCACGGCGGCGATCACCGCCTCGAGCTTCTCCACGTCCGCGCCGGCTTGGTACTGCCCCATCATCGGCTGGCTCGTCTCCCCGATGGGGTCGAGCATGAGAATCGTAGTCGGGTCCGTCGTCACCTCGGAGCGGGCGCCGCGGGAGCCGAGGTCCGTCGAATCCATCCCCGCCACGCGGACGCCGATCGCGTACCTCTGCGGGTAGCTCGCGTCGCGAATGCAGTGGGCCAGGTACGAGTAGAAGAGGCCGAGCTGGAGCGAGCCGGTGTAGAGCTCGATGTTCGCGTACGGATCGAACAGTCGATCCCCGTACGTCGACGCGTGGTAGAGCACGGCCGGGATGACGGGCGCCCCGTTCGCGCGTCGCCAGGACGTCGGGTAGTCGGGGCCGTCGTACGTCGCCCCGTGGACGAGGCGCGTCAGATCACGCCCGGCCACCCAACCGTCGAGCGCCTCGAGTACCCGGTAGGTCGGGAACGCGGGGTTGCGGATGTCCCACACCTCGAAGGTCCAGATGAGCTTACCCTCGATCTGACGGAGCCGAAGCTCACCAAACAGCGTCGGCACGTTCGGACGCGCCGGATCGGCCTCCGCCATCGTCATGTGCGGCGGCACCGGGCGATACACCAGGCGCCCGTCTTCCACGTCGGCGCGCATCCAGATCTCACGCAACGCGAGCGCGTATGCCTGGAACCGCGCCATCTGCGACCAGAGGCCCGAGCGGGCGATGCTGCCCGCCGACCCGACGAGGCGATCGATGTTGGGCGACGCGAGCTGGTTGTGCTTCACGTCGGGCTCGGCGTCGTACAGCGTCGCAAGCTCGTAGGACGTGGTCCGCAGCGCGCAGTAGCTGATGTCCACCTGTCCCATCGCCGCCCGGCGCACGCTCCCGAGCTGCGTCTCCATGTAGCTCTCAAGGAGCGGCTGCCACCTCCCCTCCATCATCGCGTAGCGGTGGCGTGTGTGCTCGACGCGGCGGGCCTCGTCAGGGTTGCCAGGGGCGGGGGGCATCGGGGCCGACATCGTCGCGTTCATGGCGTCATCCTATCCGATACGGACGAGCTGCGGTTGGTACTGACGACGCGTCACAAGCTCGAGCGCGTAGCGTAGCCCGTCGATCGTGTGCTTGTGGTCCGAGGCGGCGCGCCCGTCGAACTTGCCGAGGTCGTCAATCAGCCGCTTGCATCGCGGATGGATCACGAAGTCGCCCCGGAGCATCGCGGCTTGGAGCACGCGGTAGCCGTGGAAGACCGAGCCGGCAGGCTTGTAGGCCGTGTGAATGCGCCCCGGCCACGTCCCGATAGGGATCCGGAGCGTCTTCTCGAACGCCTGGACGAGGAGGGCGTTCGACTTGAGCGCGCCACCGCGGCGACTGACGGCCGCGCGGTCGCCGACCCATCGGTCGATCTGCTCCCACCGGAGCCCGGCCCGCTTGATCATCGCGAGGATCTGTGCGGCGTCGTCCTCGGGAGTCGTCATCCCGTTCGAGCTCACCACGTCGAGGACCGTGATCCTCGGCTCGTTGTCGCGCGAGCGCGTCACCGCCACCATGACCGCCGTCTGTGCCCCGCTCTCCTTCCCGTGGTCGATGCCGATGGCGATCTGCGCCTCGCCCGCGGGCGCCTCGTCGCGGACCATCGTGCCGGGATCGAACTGGACGAACACCCGGCCCTCCGTGAAGCCGGCCTCCCACTCGCCGTGGATGCGCTGGGCACGCTCCATCGGGAGCACCTGGGCCTCGAGCTTCTGGATGTCCTCGGCGCGAAGCAGCGGGCGCCCGCCGATGGGCGTCGTGGCCTCGACGGTCAGCGGCGTGTGGATGTCCTCGACCTCACCGGACTCAACCAGCGCGCGGAGCCAGCCGAGCGGGAGCCCGATGGGCGTGAGCGTGATGGCGATGCGCCCCCGCTGGCGCAGGACGCGGGCGGCGAGCTCCGACCAGATGGCCTCCGGTGGCGGCTCATCGATGAGGACGTAGTCAATCGTGGCGCCGGCGAGCGCCAGCGCCCCCTGGTTGACCGTGCGGATGCGGAGGATGCTTCCGTTCTTGAACCTTACAATCGGCACTTTCCCGCGAAATCCCTTGCCGGGCGTGTACTCGCAATCCGACTCAATCTGATCCTTGGGGAGGAGCTGCCAGATCTTGCCCTGGATGCTGAGCGACTGCTCCCACGACACGACGACGACCCAGGCCTCGATAGCCGCGGACCTGACGAGCGTGTGCGGATGACGCCCGAGACAGCGCCAGATGCAGTCGGCGACGCCGGCCCACGTCTTCCCCGCCTGGTTGCCGGCTCGGAAGAGCTTGATCTGCGACGTCGACTGAAGGAAGCGGAGCTGCGGCGGCGTCGGCCGGTAGTAGGCGAGCGGGTCCGCGTGCGCCCGCTGCCCGAGGACGTGAGCGGCAGAGGCGAG